CTGACATAGCCATTTTCGTTCTCTGCTTGTTAGCATAAATCTTACTTCCAGCAGAAACGGCTAATTTAATTGCCGATAACCACATGATTTAGTACCAAGTAGCCTTTACAGGTTTTTTCTCAGGTCTAATTCTTCTAGTACCTTTAACATCCACAGTTTGTGACTCAGTTGGGTTAGTAGTTTGGATGATTATGCCACCTTTTTGCATACCATCTTTACCTGCACCCAATTCTGGAGTAACTTTTGGATCTTTTGTATTTTTATTTGTCATAGTTTCTCCTTATATTATCTTTTTGGACCTTTCAAGATCTCAACGTCTGCCATTTTCATCAAATCGTTCTGCATTTTTGATGCTTGACTCATTGCTTGCTTTGTTAATGACGTATCAGCTCTTAAATTTGCCAATTGTTCGTTTTGTGCAAGCTTTTCATCAAATTGTGTTTGGCCCATTAACTGTTTAGACCTATCTAAATTGATTTTTTCTTGGTCTTGCTCTCTTTTAACGCTATCATTCATAGCTCTTAGGTCTAATTCTCTTGCTTTTAGTTGTGCAACAGGATCATTTCCGAACATTCCCATGATTTCTTGCTCTTCTTGTCTAAATTCTCTCATCATTTCTGCAATTAATTTAGCTTTTCGAGATTCCATCTGAGTTGTAAGCGTTAAAATCTGTTGTTGAATCTGCGGATCTTGTTGAAGTTGCGGATTCATCTGTATTGCTTGTTGTAATTGTGTAATTTGTTGTATCTCTTGGGTAAATTCTAACTCTAATTGCTCTTGAGCCATCAAAGAAATGTGTTCAAAAATATTTTTTTCTAACGCACCAGTAATTACAGGATTATTTTTTGCTAAATTCATAGCCATAAAATTTAAGTGAGCTGTAATATGTGCTCTATGATCTTGTCCTTTGAAAGCTTGAAAAGGTTTTCCTGACATTGCCATAATATTTTCTGCTGCTGGATCCATTGGCATAGGTTGTTGAGGTGGTGGCAGAATTGAATCTATATTTTTTACACCAACAGCCTCGTACATATCTCTATATGCCTCATACAAATTATGCATTTGTGGATTTGACATTGCAAGTTGTAGTTCTGTCTGTGCTAAACTAATTCTTTGTGACTGTGAAAAAATATTTGGATCAGCAACCGGTATGATATCTATCTTGTCATCAAAGTCTGTAGCCTTAACATTTTTTTGTGCACCAACAACATCGTACGGATATTCTTGAGGCAAGTAAGTTTTGAAAACACCAGCTAATAATTCAAACTCATGTTTCATCGCCACATACATTCTTTTGTGAATGGCTGACATGACCCGGGAGCCACGCTCTAACAGGGCTATGGTCGTTCCAACAGCTGCCTGTTGGTTGCCGTCACCGACCTGCATGTCAGCTATGGCGGCAAATCTCTGTCCGGCCTGAACCACAATTCCCATTAATTGTAATAATGTTTGTGATGGTTCTTTGAAAGGTAAAGGCATAAACGCATCTCTGATGTTTCCACCAGGTGTATCTACATCCCTGAACTCTCCAGGCTGAATTGAGTTTGCTTCGTCTCGAACACGAATACCTCGTTGTTTGAAACCTGCAGGCATATTTGAAAATGTACCTGCATCTATTAACTGTCTTAATGCATTAGTCGCTGTTCTTGATAGACCACCGATCATGTGTATTAAACCAAATCCATAAAAACCTAAACCCGGTAAAAATTTAAAATGAACAAAATATTCTATTTTCTTTTTTAACGGATCGTTTGGTTGATAGTTTCTTCTTATAGATAGAACTTCTCTACTACCTGCATCTAGAGTTACAATATATGGAAGTTTAATTCCAGTCATGTCTCCAGCTGTATCTTTGTCTTCAAATCCTTCCAGATCTAAATTTGTGTGGAATTCTAAAACAGTGAAGATTTCCTCTTCTCTAGTTTTTGTAACTCCTTCTAACTCTCTTTCTTTTTTCTCAACTTCTGTTTCTTGTGAGTAACCAGGATCTATTTCTATGTCTCTATAAAAACCTGACACTTGTTTTTTTCTTAGATCATTTTCTGACATCTTTAATCTATGTACAACAGCTTCCGCATCTTCAATTGAAGTTGCAGTGTATGGTACAATCAAATCATCTGATGGCACGAACTTTGATACAGCTCTGCCTAGAAGTTCATCGTAATAAACTTTCTTAAAGGCAGAGCCACTAAGAGGGAGATAAAAAAGCATCTGATCGAACTCGGGTTCATACTCTTTCATCACATTCATGAGTTGATAGTTCATGAAGTCTTTTACTCTGACAGACTGATCTTCTTTCTGTCTACTCGGTGCACCCATTGTTTGAGTGTGCACTGGTCCATTTGCTGGAAGTAATTCTTTGTAAGCTTGCGCTTGAAACTGTGTAACTGCTTCACCTAAAACTGGGTGAGTAACACCACTTGCATTTTGAAAAGGTTGTGTTCTGTTTTCATATTTAAATCCTAAAAGGTCTAAACCTTTTGCGTAACTTTGTTCCCAATCTTTTCTAGAATTTTTATAATTTTCGTAAGACTCAAATAAAGTAGAACCAAGCTGTCCTAAAATATCTGGCGGTAGTAAATCAGCCAAGTTATCAAAATGACCTTCGCCACCTGGTTGGTTAACTACTTCAGGATCAAATTTTACTTCAACAGATCCGTCTTCCTGTTCTTCGATTTTTACATCTTCAGGTCCGACCTGTTCTTTAATACTTACTTGTTCCGCTGCCTGAAGGTCTTCTTCACTAGGCGTTTTTATTGTTTGCTCTACGTTTGGTAAAGCTTTGTCTATTTCTGCCATTTATTTTCTCCGAGTTCTGGACCACTATAGGCTGTTTTAGTTTAATATTCAACCCCTGTGGGTTGGGACCTCTAAGCGGAGGGATCGTCGTAGTCAGTCGTTTTATCAAAACTAAACCCCCTATCTTTTATGTCCGAATACTTTTGAGCTAGTTCTGGACCCAGTAAATAAGCTATTCCCAGTTCTTCATTTTCTAATCCACGCTCTGCTGCCTTAGCTACATCAGCTGCACCAAGCCCTACACCTACCGCACCTACAAAAGGTATAAACGGTGATATAGCTCTTAGAATACCTTTAGCTGATGCTTTGAGTAATGTTCCTTTTGGTATATCCAAATCTTTAATTTGCTCTGCTGCTTTACCAAAAGTTTTAGTGCTTACAGCTTCTGCTTTTACTAAAGCGTTGTGTTGTCTTTTAGTAGACAAAAAAGAATCACGATCATGATGTTTAAAAGGTTTTACTTTATCATTTTCTTTAAAAGCATTGTCAAATAATTCTTTCGTTAAAGCTTTTTCTGGTCTATCTATTTCGGAGGCAAATTTTAAATCAGGAGAGAGATTTTTAAGAGATGTAAGTTTTGTAGATTTAAATAAATTTTTTATTTCATCCGGTGCATCTAAGTTTTCAAGTGTTTTTAAAATTCTAGGAAAAGATCCAGTTTTTGAATCAAAAGCAACGTCTGCTCCTGTAGCACCAACTTTACCGACCGTAGGTAAATCAACTTTTATATTAAGAGATTTTAAAATACGATCTAATTCATTTGTTACATCTGGATTAATTTTATCTCTTTTAAAATAGTTTGTAAGTTGTGATCCAATAAAAGCTCTATTAAATACATTAGGACTTATATTAAGATTAGTTACAAACCTGCCCCCACGTTTTTTACCTGCAACTGGATTGACATCAAATAAATCAAATAACTGTCCTTGAGCTGCTTTGTTTTTATAGTAGTCATCAGATTGAAGTTTAACTACTAGCTTTCCTGATTCTTTGTCTAATCTCAAAGCCATCATTTTTTTTATATTTCTACCAAATGCAGTATTATTAATTTTATCTGGATCGTTTTTAAAATACTGATTTATTTTTTTAATATTGTCTTCAACAACTTTTACAGCAGCTTTATCTGCTGCGCTTGAACCTTTAGTAACAGCTTTTATATTTTCAGCCCTTGTTCTTTGTCTTTTTAATTTTGCAGCGTTAGGATCTTCTGGTGTTTTAAAGTCTGCTGTTAATCTTTTATTTAAAGCTGTATCAGCTTCTGTTTTTGTATTGAAATATTTAACACCTCTAAATTCTTCAGGTATTTTTGTTGTTTTTCCTTGAGGTGTAGCAAATACAATTTTATATTTTGCATCTTTAGGTATGCTTGGATTTTGTTTTCTATCAAGTGTTGTTACTTCTCTTACAACATTATTTATTTTTCTATCCTTACCTTGAACCACTTGTTCAAGTGTGGCAGCTAATTCTTTTTTAGGAATAGTTTTTACTATGTTACTTTTTCTAGCTTTAGTTAGTATCCTACCAATAACACCTTGATTAATATTTAAATTATCTTCATCTAATAATCTTTGAGCAATTCTATTAGATCCTATTTTTTCGTTTTCGTAAAGATTGAGAATTTTTTGAATTGAATTTTCGTCTAGTTGTCCAGTGTAGTCTGGAGTAAAGTAAGTGCTAAATACTTTTCTAATTTCTTCTATTGTGGCCATCTAGGCCCCCAGTAAACTTGCGATGCCGCCTTGTGCTAGTGAGATTACTTTTTCTTCTTTAACTTCTTCTACTTCTTTTGGTTGAGATCGTGCCATACCAGCTAAAGCCTCTCTTCTAAACTGTTCAAAAGTCATTGGCTCTAGACCTTGTTCTAACATGTCATATCTATACTTCTCGTATTCCTCTCTTAAAAATGGATCTTCTGCCATCTGCATATTAGCTTCTGCCATCATCATCTCTGCATCATCAGTTCCCATGATCCCTGAGTCCTGGTCCCTGGATCCCATAGTGTTTTTAAGATCGTCTAATGGACTCATCTCTATCTCTTTGATTTTTATATTTTCACCCTTGATATAATCTGTCAGAGTATCATAACCCATGTTGTCTCTTTCAAAGGCGTCGATTACATCACTATAAGTTTCAAATTCCATTTTAATAATACTCCAGTTGTCTTCGGTCAGGTAACGGCTCGTCCTTCTCATCTTCAGGGTGAGCTATCAACCCGCCTTGTCGTATTCTCATCAATGCTTGCGTTGTACTATCAACGTAGTCATCGTGGTCACCATGCGGAAACGCTGCACACTCTTCAACAACTTCTTGTGCAAAGTGTTCATGCATAGGAGCCCAGATTTTTCCACTCTCAAAGAGCGGAGAAACAGAGTTTACTCTAGCGTGTTTATCATTTCCTTTGCTTGGTGTAAAGTTAATTACGGGTATACCCATTCGTCTTAATTCTGATGTTAATGGGATTCCAGAGGCTTTTGCCTCAACCAATACCATATCAGGACGCCACCAGAGATACTCTTCATGAGCCACGCGTCGGAGCTCAGGGAACTCGTACCTATCTTTGAAGGCGTTAAGTAATATAATACCATAGCCGTGATCCTCATCTTCAAAGACGCCCCATGTTGTTATCGCACTAAAGTCGGCAGATTCTTTCTTTAAAAAAGCTGTATCGTAACTTTGAACTTTGTAGACAATTCTAGGTGGGTGTTCTCCTGTCCAATCTCTCCACCAGTCTCTTTTGATAATCGCACCTTCTTCTGCCGTTGGCTGTTGCATGTATTGTGCATTCCAATTTGATACAGGTATGGATGCTTTAGTCTTTTCTAATTCTTTTACGCTCCAATATTCTGGCCACACAGGATTTCCGTTTGGAAGTATTGCTGGTAGTTCTACGACTTCCCATTCATCTGATCCTTCTTCTCCCTGAGCCTTGAGTAACTGTCCGGTAAGATCTTTTGTAGACCAACGTGTCATTACAACTACGATACGACCACCTGGTTGTAAACGCTGACGTGGACCTGACGTATACCAGTTCCATGCTTTGTCAAAAGATTTACTATCTTTTCTGATATCTTGTTCTTTGTGTGGATCATCAATGATCAGGAGATCGGCACCACGGCCCGTGATTGCTCCACCCACACCGGCTGCAAAGTATTCACCACCTTGTTCTGTTTTCCATTTACCAGCGGCCTGAGAATCTTCCATGAGTCTTGTATCAAAGACTTGATGGTAATTTGGATCATCAACTAAATTTTTAGTCTTACGTCCAAAGTCTACAGCAAGATCTGCAGTGTGTGTTGCTTGAATAATTTTTAATTTTGGATCTTTACCGATCATCCATGCCGGGAGTAAGTATGAGGCAAACTCCGACTTTGTATGTCTTGGCGGCATGTTTATGATCAGACGTTTAATTTTCCCCTGTGCGAGGTCATTAAATTTTTTATTAATTCTTTCGTGATGTGAGCCCTGAATAAATTCAGGCCAAACATATTTTACAAAACTTAAAAAATCATTTTTAATTTGAGGAGTTACTTCTTCTAGTTTTATAGCTTCTTGATTTTCTAGATAATCAGTAAGCTCATCTTCTGATAAATGTTTTTTTAAGTCGTCTTCAGAAATTTTTATAATATTTTTTTCAGAACTCATATTTAAAAAAGTGATTTCAAAAGTATACCTTAACTGTTTGAATTCAGCAATATATATCGGCTCTGGGACCCCTTTGCGTAAAAAGGGGGGTTGGGTCTTACAATAAAAAAGAAAAAAGCAAATCCATGTGGTACCTCTATCTGGGGTGGGCCCGCCCACACACAAGCCCCCCATGGTCAACGAGCTATGCAGTTTTTGCATAGGATATTCTGGGATAATGTATGCAAGAATTGCATACAACTATTAATATAAATACTTGGTGGGGATTAGCCTCACCCCCACCTAGTACGAAAGATTAAAACAACGTTTGTTGTTTGTCCTCATCTATTTCATCAGTTAATATTAAAGGCTTATCCTTATCAGTTTCCTGATCAATACCTCTTGTCCAAAGATATTCCATATTAACAATAAAATAAATTTTATCTTTGCTATCGTTCAAAGTATTTAGAGCAACTAATTTTTTAAATGCTGTGTCTTCGTCAACATTTGCAAATTTAATTGTCCAAGTATCATTGAACGTAGAAAATTTATGTTGTTCTATAACTAGATAATTATTTTTTTTATCCATAATTATAGCCTCACTTTCCAACTATCTGACGCCGTTCTATATCCATCTTGATCTACGTCAAAATAAGTCATTAGTAATCTGCCACTTTTTGACACCCAATATTTACATTGATCTGTCCATAAAGCATTTCTTGTTATATGCTTTTTATCACTTGCAGAATAATAAGTGATAGTAAAAGGTTTGTTATTTATCATTGTTTTTTCTCTTTCTATATACTTTTTGTATATGGGATTAACTTACATTAATCCCATATAGATTGCAACAACTTAATTTAAGTTATCCACATTTTTTTCAGATTGTTGCATATATGCAACACGTTCTGCTATCTTTTCCTCTCTTGTTTTTTCCCTCTTATTTTTCATGCCTTTAATTCTATCAGCAAGATTTTTAGGATTGTAAATAGTTAATCCTGTTGAGTTAGTTCTGATTATCTCATGGTCTTTAATATCTAGACCAAGTTCAGTACATAATTCAATAGCTTCATCTAAATATTTGTAGCCCTTTAAACCAACTTTAATTTCTTTCATTTGTTTTAAAATACTACCAATCCATTTTTCATGAGCCATGACAAAATTTGCTTTCGCATTTTTCCATGAAATTAAAAAATCAAATTCAGATTTTTCACAGGCTATTGATCTATCTCTACAATAATCTCTACCGATTAAATCAAGTTGGTATTTTTCGTTCCACTCACGACCATATTTAGTTTCGTTATTTCTTCCACCACTCAATCCCAAATATTTTTCGTTGTTTTCAACAAACTTTCTTTTATGTGGGTTATCATCTTTATCAGCTTGTTCAATTAAGATGTCAGCATTACAATCTTCTTGTGAATTGATTTCATCTCTAAACAAAGCAAAGCCATAAGATAAATCTCTATTGTTATCGTAATTGCTTTCAGTATCAAAAGAGCCATTTAAACGAAAGTCAAAATGTTTTTCTATTGGTACATTTTCTTCAATTACAAGATTGTCATTGTAATCTCTTTTTTCTTTTGTTCCGAGATAATGAAAATGGAAGCAACTGTCTTTTGCAATCGTTGAAACATTTTCAAACTTGTTTTGAAGATAATATGCTTTTTCAACATCTTCATCTGTATAATGTCTACGAACAATTTGTTCTGCCATTTTCCAAGCATTATCATTTATGTCAATTTGATCTGCTTTCAAACTGTCATATTTTCTTTTTTCTTCTGTATCTTCCTGTTGCAAATGTACTCTTATTCTATTTGCGATCTTGTTTCGGTACTCTTGGTTTAGTCTTATTCTAGCCATTGTGTCCTCTTTCTTGGTTAATTGTTTATTTTTAATTTTTTTAAAATATACTATTGACAAATAAAGTCAATAGGATTATATGTTATTTTATATTAATTTATAAAAACTTTAATATCAATTAAAGCAAACTTGCAGTTGGCAGTACAAAAACGCAACTGCAAGTTGCAGAAAGAAAGAGGACAGAAAATGACAGGAATAGATATAATAATTGGCATTGTTGGATTAGGATTTATAGCAATGCTTGGGATTATAGTTTGGCATATTTTCGAGGATATACTATGAGATATTGCCAATCCCATAAATGCCATACTTACGACACAAAAGACAGGAAACGAGGAAGTAAGGGCAACAGAAAAAACCAAACTAGAAGAAGATCACAATTCTATTATGGAAAGGGAAATTTTTGCTCATTGAATTGCTACAATGATTGGGCAGAAGATTTCATGGATAGAGCCATAGATCAGGTATCAGGCAGATTGCATGAACCATTAACAATGAGTGAAGAAAACGCGTGGCGCAAAAGACGTCAATATAATTGGAACCCACCTAGCAATGGTGGTTCAGGTTATACTTTCACTTATTTTTGGCATAATGCATGCACAGGTGAGGACAGGGAAATAACACAAGAACAATATGAAACAGAAATTACTCCGACTTCTTGAGTCTGTCCTTGAAGATCAACTCTAGGTTGTAGAACTCTGCAACAACTTAAGGCAACCTAGAGTTGAATTTTTTTGTTTTTTTTTTTTTTTTTTTTTTGGGTGGGCCCGCCCACAAGCAAGCCCCCCACCAGCAGGCCAGTTTAGAATTATTCTAAACTAGAAAAAGTAAAAAAGAATTTGACACCTGGGATATTCTGGGATATAAGTTTTTTAATTTAACAAAGGAATAAATATGGACGTAACACAATTGAAAAGAATCGCAGACGCTCTGGAAGAGATCCTGCGACTAGTTAAAAAAGATATGGAGAAGTATGAAAATAAAAAACATTAAAAAGGGTGATAAGATTTTACACAGTCACCTGGGTACACAGCCGCCAGTCTCTGGCGTTGTGATGGAATCACCGGTCCAGGGCCGGGGCGTACGTAGTACGATCCTGGTCAACGTTAAAGGGTCCGAGGTTGGACTCTTCGACGAGATTGGATCGATCTATACCAGCGAGATTTTGAAAGTATTCCGGGATGACAACTGGTTACCGGTTGAACAAAATTAAAAAATTCTGGGGCCTGCAGGTCCCGGATATCCAGGCCGCGCCGCAGCCGCTAGATCACAGAGACTCTGGCGGCCTGGAATTGCCCCAGCTTATTAGCCAAGCCCTGACGGCGGTCAGGTGTAGGCGTACAGCTGGGGCGCAAGCTCTCAAGCTCTCAAGCTTGACAAGTCAACAAGCCTGGGATATTCTGGGAGTTAGGAAGGATAAAAATTTATGTTAAAAAAAGAAGCAAGAAAAATAACGGGCGGGCTGTCGAAGCCGTCGAAGATGCCCGGACCAGCTTATAACCTGCCGGCCTGGCATTGCCAGACTGGCGCGAAGCTCAGGAAGATTGAGGGGACCCCATGTTTTGGCTGTTATGCAATGAAGGGCCGCTACAGGTTCAGCAATGTAAGGGCCGCGCTCGAGCGTAGACTGCAAGCAATTGAGAACCCGCTCTGGGTTGATGCGATGGTAACACTGATCAAGGGCCAGCCCTGGTTCAGATGGCACGACAGCGGAGACATCCAGAGCCATAGGCATTTAGAAAATATTTTTCAGGTTTGCAGGTTAACACCTGAGACC